GTAATGCCATCATCAAGTTATCAAATGTTTCTCTATATCTCCATGATGCTAACTCATCACACCATGCTCTATGAAACTGAACACCACGAAGTCTGTCAGGCTCGATAGCAGGGAATCCAATAATCTTACTACCATTGTAGAAATGTATTTCACTATCTGATTTGTTATAACCTGTAGTGTTTAATAAATCAGGGTTTAATATTCTTATGAATCCACTATCACCTGCAAAGACAACCCTTTTTAAATCTCCATATGTAGGTGCTATTACACCACATACAACACCTCTATTCTCTAAACAGTATTGAATAATATCATATGCACCTGTTAAGGTTTTACCCCAACCTCTACCTGCTAGAAATAAATGAATATTGTATTGTTCTGATTCAGATACAATTTGATTCTTACGAGCCTTGTTATACCAATCAGTGAGTAGATTCGTTGCTATCTTTCTCTGATAGTTTAGCTTCTCGAATATTGGATATGAGTTTTCTAAATTGTTCATCTTGTTCTGCTACGTTATTGACCTCGATAACATCTGTTTCTTTCCACTTAGCCTGTGTCTTTAACCAAAAGATACTAGCTGTTACTGCTTCTCTTCCTGAGCCTGTAGCAATCTTAAATAGGTTTTTAGCTACCTGTGCATTTGCATTAGCCTTACCTTCTTGCAATTCTTCCTGATAATACTTGTATAGAGTTGGTTTAGATATCTTAACAATGGCACATATCTGTTCATGAGTAATACCAAGCCCTGATAAGCTTTTAATCATCTCTGCTGTTGAATCATCTCTATTAACTATTTTTGGCATATCTTTTTTATAGAGTAAAAATAAACATTATACAAGTCCTATATATTCAAATGATGAAGTAAGTCTGTTTCTACTAGTATGCATTTTGCCTTTTATGGTCGATGTTTTCCCTGTTATTGCAACATGACTTCCAAATCTTTTTAATGACCATAATTTTGATTTGTTTCTATAATAAATCATACTAGGTTGTGATGTAGTAGACATATATCTATATCCTTTTTCTTTGCAAAAATTTGCTACAAAATCACTTATTCTGTTTCCTAATCCTAAACCTTGATAATCAGGTAAAACTACTGTTCTATGTTCTCTTTTACAATTTTTAATATTTGGATGAGGAAAATGTATATAGGATGAGAATGCAACAGGTTTATTATTAATGGTTCCTATGAAACATTTTGATGCTTTATGTATATCATGATTCAAATAGTGATAGTCTTTAAACATTTTCCAGTATTCTCTATCACATTCGTATATTTTGAATTCAATTTTTGGTCTCCGAAGATTCCCCCTTGTTAATTCATTTTTATTAACATCGAATGCCCAATCAGGTTGTAGCCATTCTAATATGTCATAATGACAAGAAACAGCTACAAATTTTTTGTTTGTTTTCCTTACAAATTTTTGAACACAATGACTTCCTATTTTTGCAACCTCTCTATCCACTACTGATGTAAATTCATCAATACAACATATATTTTTGCTTTCTAATATTGCTCTAACAACATTCACTCTAAACTGCTGACCTGTACTTAACTGTGAAAATGGTAATAACCATAAAGGTGGGCTTGAAAAACCTACATTAGATAAACATTTACATATTTCTTTTATATCAATTTCTTTAGAAAAATCATTTATGAAAGATGTTTCATTATTCCAATTATGTTTAATATCATAATCTTTTTTAAATAGTTCTTTTGCTAAACTCGACTTACCACTTCCACTTGTACCAACTATTATTCCAATTTGCCAATCAAACGATTGCAAATCTAAATCAAAATCGAATTGTTTTCTTAATAAACTTGTAGGATTCAAATCATAAATTCCACATATTTGTTCTGTTCTAAAAGATGGTTTGTATTTTATTTCTTTTAAAAACTTAATACTCGACATTTAAAACCTCTTTGTGATAATTCTTCGTATAGTTCTTCTTGTTTGATTGTGCTATCTAATTCGATTATTAATTCACATTTTTCAGATAAATCTTTTTCTGTAGTATCAATTTCTATCTCTGTTTTGAAAAGCTTATCTAATTCTAATTTATTAAAACCTGTAAGACCTAAATCAAATTCATTATCAATTAGAAATTCAAAGTTAAGTTTTAAGAAATCTTTTGACCAAGTGCTATTTTCAGTTAGTTTATTATCAGCAATACAATATGCTTTTTTCTTTTCATCTGACCAACCTTTAGCAACTATACATGGCACTTCTTTTATGCCTAGTGATTTACCTGCTAGTAATCTGCCATGACCTGCTATGATTTCATTATTCTCATCTATTAGGATTGGCATTGTCCAACCAAACTCTTTGATTGAATTAGCTACCTGTTCTATCTGTTCAGGTGCATGTTCTCTTGGGTTGGAATCGTAAGGTACGATATCATCTATATTCTTTGTGATTGTGTTTTGTACTGCCCACTCGTTATTCATGTTGTTATTTATACCTTTGATTTAAATATTTTTCAATATTATTAGGTTTGATTAGCTGATGAAACCCATAAAATGCAGTTTTTGTACCTCTTTTTAGAATTAAATGGTCGGTAATTAATTCTAAAGACTGAAAGGTATTAAGTATGTTAGGTGTTGCAAGACCACATATCCATAATAGATTCTCGGTCTGCTTGACCACAATAATCTCAGGTTTATAGGATTGCTTGAATATTACAGGGTATCTGTACTTAGCTGATGTCTTAACACCACATTGATAGCCTAGTTTAGATAAATCAGATACATGGTAATCAACTGAATCACCTACACTAAAATCTACAAAAGGTTTACCTAGATATTGCTCGACTGCACATTCACCTAAAAACCCATTAAGCCATCTAGCATATTCAAAGTTGTTATCAATCTTATGATGATGCTCAGTATTCTTTTTCTTTAGAACTTCTCTTACAAATTCTTTTACTTGAGCTACCTTAGTATCAGGTAATATTATTCTCTCAAATGAATCAGAATATTTTCTTACATGATTCTCGTAATCAGCAATCATTTTAATTTCATAGAAACATATTCATACAATTTAGGTTTTACATCTGTCCATTTACGACCTCTAGCTAACTTTATAAAATCCTCTAAGCATAATAAATCTATTAATTTTGGATTGATTTTGTTCTTACTACATATGTTTTTTATATGCTTATAATAAAGCTTAGGCATATTTATTTTTTCTTCTAAATAAAGTGATGCATGTACACCATGTACTTCTGATATTGGTTTGTTTTCATCTATTTCTATTACAATTTTATACATTTTTTTCTCCTATAGTATTGATAAATCTTCAAAGCATTTAGTTTTGTTATTCCATTGGATAGTGCATTCTCCAACATTCCCTTGCACATCAATCTCTCGTATCTTAGCTATTCTGATATTAGTTGTATGATTCTCATAGTCTCTAGTGACAATGATTCCTACATCTGCTTTATTATTCCAATGAGCTGAGCCTGAGACATCATAAAGGCTATTGACAGTAAACATTCCATCAGCATTTCTTATTTGCTTGGTAGGATGAGCTACTAAGAAAGTGCAGGTTTCAGTTTCACGATTAAATCTTTTTATTTTAGATATCAAAAGTGATATATGTTCATCTTCTCTAAGTGATGCTCTATTAGGATTAATTTCATTATATGGGTCTAGCAGTAATCCATCGATATTAAATTCTTCATGACAGGCTCTAGCACGTTCTAGAATCCAATCTATATCAGGTGAATCTTCTCTTTTGTCTACAAAAAGAAAATGCTCATGAATAAAATCAATAGCATTCATTACTTCTGTTTCACTAGCTCGATATTCAAACATGTGGTCAAAAGGTTTTTTGCAGAATTTCTCAACAAGTCTTTTTAGATTAACTGCTGATGAATGCTCAGGTGAGAATATCATATACTTAAATCCATGCTCTATAGCAGTTCTCATTGCTATCTCTAGTGTTAGACTTGATTTTCCACTATTAGGTGTGCCTGTAAAAAGATTAAAAGAGGGTTTAATAATCTTAAAAAATGGGTCTATTGATTTAAATCCACAATAATACCTTTTTTGGCTCTCACCTCTGTATAAAGCCCATATATTTTCAGTTAAGTCTTTTGCTCGATGTATTCCATCTACTTTGGTCATAATCATTTCTCCTATGTATTAACCTGCAAGAAAATTTCTATTCTTACGTTTCTTTTCTAATATATTTGGTTTTTTATATATATTAGTATTGTGTGACAATTTGTCATAACCGATTGTCGTATTTGTCACATGTGACATATTGTCACTACCGACAATATATTGATTCACATTATTAACTTTTCCTTTGACTTTACCTATTTTGATAAACCCTTTTTTTTCTAAGTCTTTAATATGTCTCAATACACTTCTGCTAGAACAATGACATAGTTTTGCTATATGTTCGACACTAGGAAAACATTTACGTTCTTCATCAGCATAATTAGCCAACATCAATAATATTAGTTTGCTAGTCGTTGCTTTAGTATCTTGCTTTACAGCCCATGCCATACATTCAAATGACATTATTTGATTCCATAAAAATCATTAGCATCTACTTTCTTTTCTGTGCATTGATAGATTTTATGCATATTCTCTTGTCTTGGTATCTTCTCACCATAGTAGTATTTAGATATTGTAGGAAAGGGAATATCACATTTCATTGCAAATTTTGCTATAGAAAGCTTTTCCTTTTTTAAATATTCGTTTAGTTTCATTATAACTCCTGTTATTATTGTTCCCCTGAATTGTAATATAAAATGAGTATAAATAAAAGCTTTACATACAACCCATTTCATATTAATATCCTTAGTACATATTAGACCTGAGCATGTCTGTCTACGAAACTGCTCATAACCAACTTATAGGAGAAATATAATGGCTATAACTAAAATACAAGAGAAGCAAGATAGTGAACTTAGATTGGCTAGTGCATTGAACTTGTTTCAAACACTTAAAGTAAGTGCTAAGAAAGATGGAACTAATCCACATTTCAAATCTACTTACTCAACATTAGAAGCAGTAATAGATGCTGTCAATCAAGGTTCAGCATTTGGTCTGTTCTTTACACAACACATTCATGAGCATGAAGGTAAGTTATTCGTTAAGACTGTTATGAGACATGTAAACGATACTGACACTTATGAAAGTTGTGTGCCTGTACCATGTGCTAATCTTCAGAATGCTCATCAAATGGCTAGTGGAATAACCTATGCAAAACGTTATGGATTACAATCTTTATATGGACTTCCATCTGAAGATGATGATGGTAATAATGCTGTCAAACCACAAGCACCAAAAGTAAATCAAAAAGTAACTAACGAACTATAGGAGAATAATAATGGATGTAAATGAAGTTATGAATCAAGTAAAAGATATTGAACAACGTGCTGAAAATGGCACGTTGCAACAATCAGAAGCAATCAATGGCACATTGAATGAAGCAAGAGAATCTGATGAGTTGATTAAACAAGGTAAGATTGATGATGGCTCAGAATATGGAAAACAAATCTGTGTGGTCAAACAATTCAATCGAGCAGGTGAACAATACTATTCAGTCTATGAAAGGGTTGGATATATTGCAGTTGCAGATGAACAAAACAAATATGATATCTATGGAGCTATGAATACTAATAACAAAGATTATAAAGTATATGGCTATAAGAAATCAGGTACATCTCAATCAGGAAACCAATATGAATTCATATCATTGGTTTTACATGAAAAAGATGATATAAAGAAAGTTGAAAAGGATGATGTTCCTTTTTAGTTTTCATATTTTGCTCATTAGAAACGACAGTCATAATCGTTTCTCCTATGTAGATAGGCTGTTTGTACCCCTTCAGCCTATCTACTCACAAAACAAATCGGAGAATAACAATGGATAGAACACTTGGAATTGGTGGTAGTGATGCTAAAAGAATCATTGATGGTGATTGGCATTCACTATGGCTAGAAAAAACAAAAAGAGTAGAACAACCTGACTTATCAGATGTATTACCTGTGCAGATTGGTGTTGCTACAGAAAAACTTAACCTTGATTGGTTAGAAAGATGTCTTGAGAAAAGTCATTGTGAACATACTAAAATCAAACGTGATATCACACTAGAACAAAAAGATTTTATGATGTCTCATTTAGATGGATTAATAGAAGAATCTAATATCGTGGTTGAAGCAAAACATACTTACGAAAATAATAATCTAGAGAATGTAGCTCAATATTACTACTGTCAGATGCAACATTACATGATGCACTCAGGTGCTAATGAAACATATCTTACAGTATTTTTCGGTAACAGAAATCATGATTGGACATCAATAGAATCTGACCCTGAGTTTCAAAAGACACTTTACAATGCTGAGAAAGCTTTTTGGAAATATGTTGAAGAAGATAAAGAGCCAAAAGATTTTGCACCGATAGAGCAACCTAAAGAAATAAAACTAGATGGCATGAGAACTCTTGATATGAAAGATAATCAGCAGATGAATACGTTGATTACATCACTAAAAGAATGCAAACCATATGTTGCTAAACATAAAGAGATAGTTACTGATATCAAAAATCTAGTACCTGATGATTGCAGAAAAGCAATCGGTAATGGTGTTGTGATATCTAGAAGTAAAAAAGGAACATTAACACTTCGGGAGA